GGTTTTCTCTACAAGCACCCCAAGGTGTGGTTAGGATTACGGCTAAAAGATTCTCTAGAATCTTCAATGAAAATGCAAGAAGACTTAATAGATTGTAAAATTTTATAAAGTGGATGGTGTCGGCATGTTGATAAGAGGGACGAGTCCTTTAGTTAGACCAACATTATTGGCTCGAGGCCGAAAGACTTTGTTGGACTCCCTCTCCCCCCCCGTTATTTTTTTTCACAAAGGACAGTCCTGGCATGTCAATAGATGACACAATAACCACAGATTTGATTTTCAATAAAGACGGGTCTAAATTATTCTTACTTGGACAGCAGAATAATTCTATTTATGAACATTTTTTAAGCACGCCGTTCAACATATCCACTCTATCGGAAGCGAAGGCAATAAAGTCGATTGCCTCTGAAGATACCGCTCCAACTGGAATAACGTTCAATAAAGACGGGTCTAAATTATTCTTGATCGGTGGTAATGGTTTTATTGTAGGGGCTTTGTTTGGCTTGGAGGGATTATCGACGGTCCAAGTGTCGGAGTCTGTTACTTCGGAAGATGCTTTTCCAGAAGGAACGGTGTTCAATAATGATGGAACAAAGATGTTCGTGCTTGGGTCTGAGAACGATTCCGTATATGAATATGACCTGAGTACCCCTTACAAGTTATCGACAAAATCGACAGTTCAGTTTACAAAATCTATTGCCTCAGAAGATACCTCTCCATCCGGGATCGCTTTTAACAACGATGGGTCTAAATTATTTCTGGTTGGTCGTGATGGTTTCTTTTCGGGCAACCCATTTGATTTGAGCGGGTTGTCAGCAGTTAAGGAAACGAAATCTATTTCATCTGAAGATACTAGCCCAAGCGGGATAGCATTCAACGATGATGGGTTCAAATTATTCGTGGTTGGTTTTGATAATAATTCCGTATACGAATATAGTCTAACCACGCCATTCGATATATCGACACTATCGTCGGTTCAAGTTACTAAATCTATTGCCTCAGAAGACACGTTTCCAAGAGGAATAGCGTTTAATAATGATGGCACAAAGATGTTCATGATTGGTACAGATTCTAATTCGATTCACGAGTACGACTTAAGCACTGCATTTGACCTGTCCACTTTATCGACGGTTCAAGTCACTAAGTCAATTGCAACAGAAGATAATAATCCAAGCGGGATAGCATTCAACGCTGATGGAACAAAGATATTCATGTGTGGTGTGCAAAATAAGTCGATTCACGAATACGACCTAAGTACCGCATTTGATTTATCGACAAAATCGGCAGTTCAGGTAACGAAATCTGTTTCCTCAGAGGATGGTCAGCCAACCGGGATAATATTTAATAACGATGGGTCCAAATTATTCGTGGTTGGTTTTGATAATGATTCCATATACGAATACGACTTAAGCACTGCGTTTGATATATCCACGTTATCGGCTGTCCAGGAAACGAAATCTATTGCCTCAGAAGATACGTTTCCAAGCGGAATAGCTTTCAATAAGGATGGTAAAAAGATATTCGTAGTTGGTCTTCAGAATGATTCAATTTACGAATATAGCCTAGGCACTGTCGAAGCAGGAATAAACGAATACAACCTAAGCACCGAATTTGATATATCAACATTATCGACAGTCCAAGTAAGTAAATCGACTGAAGGAGATGACGATTATCCGAATGGAATGGCGTTCAATGATGATGGGTCTAAGTTATTCATATGTGGAAATGAAGATGAATCAATTTATGAGTATCACCTAAGCACCGAATTTGATATCTCCACGTTATCGGCTGTCCAGGTGAGTAGGTCGACTGACGAAGAAGATTCCAGCCCAAGAGATATTGCTTTCAATGGCGACGGTACTAAGATATTCGTGGTCGGATCTCAGAATGATTCAATTTACGAGTACCACCTTACAACCGCATTTGACCTGTCAACATTTTCGGCGGTACAGGTCACTCGATCTATTGTGTCAGAAGATAATTTCCCAAGCGGGATAGCCTTTAACGGCGATGGGTCTAAGATTTTCATGGTTGGCAAGGAGAACGGTTCTGTCCATGAGTATAACCTTCTCACAGCCGAAGCAGGACTCAACGAATACGACCTAACCACGCCATTCGATATATCCACTTTATCGGAAGTTCAAACAACAAAATCCCTTGAATCAGACGATGGTAGCCCTACTGGTTTAATATTCATTAATGATGGGACTAGATTGTATGTGACTGGGGATGAAAACAATTCCGTATACGAATATGATCTAACCACGCCATTCGATATTTCCACTTTATCGGCGATTCAGAAAACGAAATCTATTGGTTCGGACGATTCTGGACCGAGAGCGTTGAAATTCAATAAAGACGGTACGAAATTATTCTTGGCTGGACAACAGAACGATTCTGTTTACGAGTACGGTCTGACCACACCGTTCGATATATCAACATTATCAGAGGTGCGATCTACTCTTGTGATTCCCGCCGAAGATACGCCGCCTGCTGGGATAACTTTCATAAACGATGGTACTAGGTTATACGTGATTGGAGATGCCAACGACCGTCTCTATGCGTATGATCTAACCACGCCATTCGACATTTCTACATCATTGATAATTGAAGCACCTCCAGCCATTGGTTACGATTTAAACAATTTGTCTCCGGTTCAGGTAACTAAATCGGTAGCGTCTGAGGATGCAAACCCAAGGGATATTATTTTCAACGATGACGGAACAAAGCTCTTCATGCTCGGGGCTCAAAATGACGCCATATACGAGTACAATCTTAGTTCCGCTTACAATCTATTAACAAAATCAGCAGTTCAGGCGATAGCATCGGTCAACTCTGAAGAAACATTCCCTAGAGGAATCGCGTTTAATAGTGACGGAACAAAGGTATTCATAATCGGGAATAATGGATTCCAGGTCACTTACGATATGAATAATTTATCGGCGGTCCAAGTTACAAAATCTATTGGTTTTGGTGAGCTCACCCTTCCACTATCGGTTGAATTCAATGGCGACGGTAGTAAAATATATGTGACTGATCGCACTGACTCAAAAACCTACGAGTATAATCTAACCACGCTGTTTGACTTATCTACATTGTCTTCTATTCAATCTTTAAAAGATTTTAGTTCGGAAGACACTGGTCCAGGTGGGATAGCTTTTAATAATGACGGAAGCAAAATCTTCATGGTTGGTTCGACCACTTGTTCCATTTTTGAGTATAATGTGGTTACGCCATACGATTTATCCACTTTATCGGTAGTTCAGGTAACAAAGTCGATTGTTCCAGAAGCTAGTGATCCAACCGAAATTGCATTCAATGACGATGGTACAAAGATATTCATTCTGGATGCAGGAAACGATGACATTTCCGAATATCATCTGAGTACAGCCTTTGATTTATCCACTTTATCGGTGCGTCAGGTAGTGAAGTCGGTTGCTTCAGAAGAGATTGATGCACGTGGGATGACGTTTAATGGCGATGGGACTAAGATCTATGTATGCGGACATAATTCTGATAATGTCAACCAATATAATCTGACTACGGCCTATGATTTATCCACAAAATCAGCGGTACAGGTGAGCAAATCTGTTAACTCAGAAGATACCGCTCCAACTGGTATAGCTTTCAACAACGACGGCACAAAGTTTTTCATGGTTGGTTTCACAAACGATTCGATTTATGAATATAATGTGGATGCAAATGAAGCAGGGATTAATGAGTACAACCTAAGTGCAGCATTCAGTATATCCACTTTGTCGGCAGTTCAAGAAAGAAAATCTGTAATGTTAGAAGACGATAGTCCCGCCGATGTGACTTTTAATAATGACGGAACAAAGATGTTCATGCTTGGGGCTCAAAACGATTCAATTTACGAATATAACCTGACCATGCCGTTTGATATATCTACGTTATCAGCGGTGCAACAAACAAAATCAATTGCTTCAGACGATAATAGCCCTACCGATTTTGTTTTTAATGACGTCGGGGACAAATTATTTATGCTTGGAAACCAGGGAAATTCAATATATGAATTTGATTTATCAACAGCATTTGATATATCCACGTTATCGGCTGTCCAGGTGACTAAATCTGTTGTTTCGGAAGACCCCAGTCCTAGAGGGATAACGTTTAATAATAACGGTACAAAGATATTCATGGTTGGCAATACTAATGACGCCATGCATGAGTACGATCTTTAAATTGGTGTTGATATGAGCTTTGAAGAGATACAGAAAGCACTTGATGTACCATTGAAAACAGGTAGTTTCGGTGGACTGCCCGTGTTTCTGGAAAACTCAACTGCTGTACCAGATATCTCGGTTCCTTTCCTTACTGGCACTCTTCTACCTATTCAACCGATACAATCAGAACTTGGTCCGGCGGGTACAAATTTACACGAGGGTATTTATCAAATCAGTATCTATTATCCAAAAGATAGTGGTACTGGTGATATAAATCGAAAAGCCGATGAAATAGCAGTTGTATTCAAATCTGGTGTAAATTTAGAATGGTTGACCACTTGCGTGAGAGTAACTAGTGTTGGGCGTAATCCATTACGGATAAACGAAGGTTGGGCCATTTTAGATTTAAGTATTGATTGGTCTAGCTATATCAGAAGGATACCTTGAAATGACATGTTTACAACCGAAATCAGGTTCAACCGTAGCTCATTATTATGTTATGGAAGCGGATTGTGGGGTGACGCCACTAAATCCCGCTTGGTCTCAATTACGATTTACTTCTGGAAATCTTCAACAAACTCGTGATGTGTTGGTGTCCGAGGAGCTTGATGGTAGTCGGGAGACAACAAGTGTCCGCCTTGGGTCCAAGCAAGCTGGTGGTGAAATTTCGGTGGAACTTTCACCCACCAGTTACGATGATATCCTTGAGGCTGCATTAGGTGGTACATGGGTAGTTCGTCCAGGTGAAGCAGGGTTGAGTATAACCGTTGTAGCTGCTGGAAAAACATTTACCAGAGCAGCGGGAGATTTCACAACTGCACCAACTTCTATTGTTGTTGGTGACATGGTTAAATTCCCAAGCTTAACAGGAGCCAATGCAGGGACTTTTCGAGTTACTGCCGTTACTGCTACAGTAATCACATGTGGTGGCATTGCAGATGGTGTCCTAGCGGATGAATCAACCGTAACAACTGATATTAAAGTTGGTGATACTTTGTCAGTTGGTAGTATTCGCAGAACGATGTCAATTTTGAGTAATTTTCCTGATTC